TGGTATGAAGTTCCGTATTTGGCACAAGAAACGATATATGTAGATTACCCAAATGTAGAGCAGAACGACCCTGAATTATATCAGTTTAAAGATACTGTTCCGTATTTATTAAAATTATTAAAAACCAGTAGAAGATTTGTTACTAAGGTAAATGATGATTTTACAACATCGATACATTTTGGTGGAGGAGATAGTTCTCTATCCGATGAATTATTGATACCTAATGTTAAAAATGTAGGTATGGGATTAAATAATTCAATTGATAGAATGGCTGAATCATATGACCCGACTAATTTCCTAAAAACTAAAACATACGGTCAATCACCTACTGCAGGTACAACTCTTACTATAATTTATTTAACAGGAGGTGGAGTATCTTCAAATGTACCACAGGGAGATTTAACTACAATACAATCAATTTCGTTTGATGACGATTTAGTTACTACATTAGAATTAGATGATACGGTTTACAATTATGTTAAAAATTCAGTAGCAGTAGAAAATGAAATCCCTGCTAAGGGTGGTAGAGGATTGGAAGGTATAGATGAGATTAGAGAATCTGCATTAGCTAATTTTGCTGCTCAAAATAGAGCAGTAACCGCAAAGGATTACCAGGTAAGAGCTTTATCAATGCCAACAAAATTTGGTTCTATCGCTAAAGTATTTGCTATAGGTGATAATTCATTAAATGCAAACTCACCGGAAAGTGTATTAAATTCAACAGATAATGTAACTGAATTTGCAGAAATAACTAGAACAATAGTTCAAAAATCTATAACAAACGGAAATAAAGTACCTACTACCGATGAGGTTAAAAAAGAGGTAAGAAATTTTGTACAGAAAACTACTCAGAATGCAGAGCAAATAAATCCTTTTGCAATAAATCTATATACATTAGGATATGATACAAATGGTAATTTAACTACTCTTAACAAAGCAGTTAAACAAAACTTAAAAACGTATGTTAATGAATATAGAATGTTAACCGATGGTGTTAATATAATAGATGGGTTTATAATCAACGTAGGTGTAAATTTTGATATAACTGTATATAGAAACTTTAATAGTAGAGAAGTTGTATTAAGTTGCATAGAAGAAATAAAAGAATTTTTTAATATAGCAAACTGGCAATTCAACCAAACTATAAACCTTTCTGATATAGAATTAACTATAGCTATGGTTGAAGGTGTTGCATCGGTTCAAAAGGTTGAAATCGTAAATAAGTGTGGTGGTATATATGCGAGAAATAGTTATGATATACAAGCAGCAACAAAGAATAAGATTATCTATCCATCGTTAGACCCATCAGTCTTTGAAGTTAAGTTTCCTGATAAAGATATTAAAGGAAGAGCAATATAATGATATATTTTGTAACCGCATCAAAAGATGCATCAGTTTATGGTTTAACTCCTACAAAAAATACGGGGTTAGATGAGATATTAACTATATCAAAGCATTATAATAGATTTCAAGAAAGAGATAATGCTAGAACTTTTATTCAGTTTGATATAGATAATATACCTTCTTATGTAACCGCATCTAATGTTCAATTACACTTATCACTTGCTCAGCCAGAAGAGTTAGCGGGTTCATATACTCTATATGGGTATCCGGTAACAGAAAGTTGGGAAATGGGTAGAGGAACTTGGCCGGAGACTATAAACACCGATGGTATAAATTGGGAAATCCAATCTGGAGTTGATTTTACAACCGAAGTATCTCAATCTTTTACTTATTTTGGTGGAGATGTTAATATGGATATTAAACCTATCTATGATTATTGGACAGGTTCTGTAAATTATGGGATAAGATTATCACATACATCTTCTATAGAATTATCTGGATTGGAATATGGTGTGTTAAAATTTTATTCAAAAGAAACGAACACTTTCCTACAACCTTTGATGAAACTTCAATGGGATGATTCTGTATTTACAACAGGTTCATTATTACCACTAACAGATTCGCAGATAATAGTAAGAAGTAAAGAATTGAGAGATTCATATAATGAGGGTAATAAAATAAAAATAAAAGTTATAGGTAGGGGTTTATATCCAACTAAAACTTTTACAAATACCTTTGCCTACAATGATGTTAAATATCTACCTCAAACATCATATTACTCAGTTAGAGAAGAAGTAACAAAAAAAGTATTAATAGATTTTTCTGAATATACAAAAATAAGCTGTGATTCTAATGGTAATTATATTAATTTAGATACATCTAATTTTCCAAAAAATAGAGTGTATAGATTATTATTTAAAATAGTTAGAGATGGTATAAGTGAATTTATTGATGATGATTTAACATTTATAATTAAATAATGGAGTTTGAATTAATTAAGAAAGATTTACAGATGAGTGGTTCACTGGCTGCTAGAGATAGAGTTGGTGTAACATTTCAAGCTGCCATAGATAATAATAAAGAGGGTTACATCTACGCCGCTACTAAGAAAAGAGTTTACAACATAGATGAATTAAAGAAAGCGATAGATGTAAATATTACGGAATTAATACCGGAATCTCAGGCAGCTGAATTGGATTTAATACCTAGACCATTATATAATGAAGTAACTCAATCATTAAATGAAGCATTAGTTTTAATAGATGAGCAATCTACTACTATATCAAATTTAGAAGCGGATGTATCTATTTTATTAGCAGTTTCGGCTTCATTAGATGTTAAATTAGATGGAGAAAGATTGCTTAGAGTTACTGCTGAAGCAAATAGTGAACAACTAAGAAAACAATTCACATTAGTTAACGATTCGTATCAGGTATCATTAGAACGAACGGTATTAGAAGGTATAGACAGAGTTTCATTACAATCTAGAAATGAAGGTCAGAATTCTACGATTCAATCTTTGCAAAAACAAGTTGATAGTTTAACTCAGCAATTGATGGGTAAAAACGCTAGAATTGCAGAAGGTGCTAAAGTAGGAGGTGAATTAACTGTTAGGGTTATTGAAAAAGGAGACCCTAATCTTAAAGATATTCATTTTGATTATAAGAATAAATCTCCAAAGGGTGTTTTCATAAATGGACCATCTATAGAACTTTTCAATAGCTCATTAGAAAGAATGAATATTGATATAACATTTGATAGTGGCGGTGATTTGGTTTGGCTTAAGAATGCTAAAACAACATTAGAACCTCAGGAAAAGAAAACTATAATGCTTGAGGCTAACTATCCTGGATTTAATTGGAAGAGAGAAAAAGGTGCTAACCATCCGGGAAAAGTATCTATAAAATCTGGTACAAACGAAGTAGTATTATCCGCTAATATGTGGAGACATAAAACATAATAAATAAAAAATGGCATTAGATAGATTTAAAAATATTGATGAGGTAATAACCAAAGGAACTTCTGTGACAAAGGAGATTTCGGATATCGATTTAAAATTAATTGATAAGGGATTTATTCCCACACCTTTTGATATTGGTAACAATGATGTATTAGAGTTTGTATTATATGACTCTGCTAATAATTTATTAGAACAATTAAATTACGGTAATATTAGATATCTTGATGCAAATCAAATGGATGCATATCTAATACAAAGTGAAAACATATTAGATAAACAACAAGGTGGTGGATACTTAATAGATGTAAAAAAATTAATCACAGATGCTGGTTATAATGTTGGAATTTTTAGAGTTCAATTCAATTTTGTAAATAATAGAGTTGGTTCTAACATTGATATGGATAGATTATGGATTCACGAAATATCGCCAACTAGAACTGAAATTAGATTATTACCATTTAATAATTTTAATGAAACTAATCCATTAGAACTTGATATAAAAAGAGATTTAAACCAATCCTACGATAGTTACACAATGGGTAAATTTAGTGGAGATGAGGTTTACTATGAAATTGATGAAATAATAAATAGATTAACTGTTGGTGATTTAATAGATTCATTTAAAACAATAAAATCACAATCATATTTAGATAGTTTACAGAGTGAATTTGGTATAATAAATTATGAACAATTCTTTGGAAAAGTATTAGAATCAATGCAACAATCGGTTAGACATGCTTTATTACATAAAAATTCAACTATAGGAAGTGAAGCATTTGGAAGACCATTGGGAGATGAAATTGATTTTGCATATTATAACAAACAAGATATAGTTTCACTACTTAATAATAAATTTACTGAATCTGTTGATTATCATTTACCTAAGAGAACTTTATTAGATGAAGTTTTAATAGATAAGAAAACTCAAGAAAGTATAGACGAGTTAGTTAAATTAATACAGAGATTGGATTCTGATGTAAACAACACAAATGCAAAAGCAGTAGCTAATTCAGTTTCTCCGCCAACATTTGCTGAAATAAAAGATAGTTACACTTATGTAACTAAAGTTATTACACCGGCTGACCCTGCTGAACCTGTAGTTGTAGTTACGGTGCCTGAACCGGTTACACCTACACCAACTGAACCTGAACCAGTATCAGGAGGTGGTGGTGGAGGATTCGGTGGAGCTGAAACAATTGGTAATCCTGAAGATGGTGGATTGGGTAGACCTAATTTAGGAGAGGCGGGTATGGGAAGAGAAAGAATCGCATATAGATAATATAAATTAAAGAACTATGATACAAAGGCCGGGAATGTACACAGGAGAAATCTTACGAGATTTTGGTGGAGACATGCAATATTATATATGGGCAGATAATCAATGGAAATTGTATTATGATTATGGTACATTCGGAGGAGCAGCTAGTGCGGGTAGTTCATATGTAGGTAGTTATTCAAATTCACCTAGATTAGTATTTTTTACTATAAACACTTATACTGATAAAAGTAATCAGCCTGTTTTGGCTAAGGCATATCTTAATGGTATTGAGATAGCAGACCAGACAAACTCAAATGGAAGAGTTGCTTTTACAATAAATGAACAACTTATATTAAATCCATCAACTATAACTCTGGTTAGTGGTGAATTGAAACCTATCAATAGATTTCAAGTGCAAGCTAGAAAAAATTCATCTAATGATGTTGATGTAATCATATTCAATGATAATGAATCTGATGAAATTGTTACACCACCGATACCTATACCTCCTACACCGCCAACACCTACACCACCAACACCTCCTTCTACACCGAGCGGTGGAACTGGAGGCGGCGGAGGCGGCGGAGGTGCTAATTCTGTTTTATACAATCAATCCGGTAATCCGTATATCGATGCAATAAATCAACAAATTGCTGCAGAGGTACAAGCACCACAGTTATAATTTTAAAAAAGTATTATTTATTAATAGATGCCATCACAGAAAACCATAGTAAAATATTTCACCGATTATAGGGCGGATATAGTGTTGGATGCTTTCTTCGAAGCTCCAATTCCAAAAGAAGAACCTGCTCCTCCTGGTCCGGTTAGGGTGACCCTACAAAATACACTAGGATTGCCATCTGTAAAGGTTTATTACAGAGATTCTAATGGTGTAGATACTAATACTATAGTCGAAACGGAGGTATCGATTGATGTAGAATATAATTCAAAGATATCAATTGTTAGAAATGATTCATTCAATTATAATATTGAAAATATTCAAATTTATGATTCAGATGATAATCTTATAAAAGAAAGTAAATCTAATTTATTTGATATTACTTCCATTCAAAATGAAACTTTAGTTAAGATAACTAGCGCTGAGATATTAAATATTGAAGATGCGGCTTTACTTCTAACTGATTTACAGAACTCAGTATATGATTGGAATACAGAGGAACAAACTGAGTTATCAATAAAAATTCGTACCGAAAAGGCGACGTATGTAAAATATTATTTTCCAAATCAAACTGGAGCAGATTCAAACGGAGCAAAGACAATACCTGTTGATTCTAATGGTGAAGCATTAATCGTAATTAATAATCCAAACTCAATTGGTAAATACGAAATTGTAGTATTTGCGGGTAATGATAAATTGGGTGATGGTGCCGTAACCAGAGCATATGCAAATGTATTTAGGCAACGTTTTTATGGACAGCCTGATGTTACTAATATAGTATATGATAGAAATATAACAGAAGCGGATTTAAGTCCACTTAAATTTCTTTTTAACTTTACATTAGATACTGTAAATTCCGAAGGTATAGATGTTTATTTAGGAGAAAATTTATTATCAAATGTATCCTTAACCGATTCTAAGGGAGCGGTATCATATTCAGCATCCGACCTCTATAATAGATATAGAACTTACTTCAATGAAACTAATACAACATATGAAGTAACATTCTCGTTTCAACCATATTTCTATGGAATTTCCGGAAAGATAGTTGGTAAAAAAGAAAGTGTAACCGTATTTGTTCAGAGAGCTAAATATTTAATTTCAAAGCAGGAAGCATTAAATACATTTAGTGGTGCATTTACTAAACTATTTTCAGGAGGTTCAACTAAGAAGAATTACGAAGATAAGATTATATTTGAAGATGATAAACACTTATATTATAGTGTAAGATTAGAAGATGATAAATCTTATTTAATATCTAACATAGCTTCTGATACATTTACGTTCTCTTTAGAAAACGGAAAAGTAGTACCAACTGATTATGAGATTGACCCACAAACCGGTAGTACTCGTAGAAAAAGAAATCAATTTGATTATGGTTCATTAGTTGTAAAATTATTAGAACCATTACCTGCTGATATACCTGCTAATAGTTTAGTATGGATATCTAAGCAAATAATACCTACTATTGTAGAATCTATTATTTTAACGGATACTGATTTTGATAAATGTATTCCTCTTAAACCAAATTTTGGGGTAGATGTATTAGATGAAACTGGATATGAATTTTTTGAACAAATAGTATCAAGTGGTTCTGTTACATCACAGGATATAGTTAACCAATATGTATCAAAGAGTAAGTTCTCAATGGAAGAACTTAACATAGAATACACCAGTGGAAGTAATATCAATTCTACGAATTTTCTTAAGTTTGAAAACTTTGTTAATTTTGGAGGAGCTGTATCTAGAATAGAAAATTTTCAATATAAACTTGAAACTATAGAAAGTTGGGAAGATAAGATAATATCAACTACATACAGCCCAACCACATTTACTCAGAATACTTCATCTATATCATTGTTAACTAGCGCTTCTTATAATGATAAGATAACCGCTATTAAAAATGGATTCGATGGATTTGAAAGTACAATGTACAATAAGTACTCTATAACATCATCTAATTCAACATTCTTTGAATCTCAAGTTGATGTAGCAGATATATACGATAGAAGTAATAGAAACTACTTAGTAAGACATACTCCAACTTATATTAAACAAGATGAGGAAAGTGCAGAGTATCTTTTATTTTTAGAAATGATAGGTCAGCATTTTGATATTATATGGGCCTATATAAATGGTATAAGTAGATTAAGAAGAGTAACCAATAAATCAACCGAAGGAATTTCCGACAAGTTGGTTCACACTTTATTAGAATCATTTGGATGGGACCCGAAACAACCATTTAGTGGGCAACAATTATGGAAGCATGCGTTTGGATTAAATGCAGATGGAACTACTACTCAGAACAAAAATATATTAGGTAATAATGTAGTATCATCATACACTCCTGAGACAGCTAGAAATGAAGTTTGGAGAAGAATACTTAATAATCTTCCATATCTTTTAAAACATAAAGGTACTAGAAAAGCTATTAATGCAATTATAGCTTGTTATGGAGTACCTTCTTCTTTATTAACAATAGTTGAATTTGGTGGGCCTGGTAATATAGACGCTGCACCAACTAAATATACTTACGAAGATAGAACTGCGGCTATTAACATTGCTAGAGATGAATATCTTACCGTTGATTGGAAAGAGGGTACATCATTCAATGACCCTGATTCAGTTGAACTTAGATTTAGAACATCTGTATTACCATTCGTATCACAATCTACTACACTTTATCATACACAAAGTTTGATGAACATTGGAGGAGCGGGTAGTGGTATATGGGGTGTTAAATTAATCCCATCTGGCTCTACGATATATGGTGATATAGTATTCCAAATGAGTGCTAGTAGTAATGTTTATATCGGTCCTGGTTTAGTAAATTCAGGTTCAGAATTGGTATCAATGAGTATTCAGAATGTTCCTATATTCGATAATACATTTAGGCATTTTACTATTCAAAGAGAAGTTATCAGTAGAAATGAATACGTTGGTAATACCTTAACGAGAAGTTTGGATTATGAACAATATACAATGTATTATAAGCAAGCTAATGGTGATAGGATATCATTGAGTGAATCTGATACATTAGATTTATTAATAACATCCGGTTCGGGTTCATTGGTATCAGGTTCAAAATATTATAATGGTATATCATGGTTAAGTGGTAGTACTATTAATTTTGGTGGACAGAATGCAGGTGGTATTAGTGGTTCAATGGATGAGGTTAGAATTTGGGGAGGAGCATTGAGTGAATCTATTGTAACATCTCATACATTAAATCCTGATACCATAATGGGTAACACTGTATATTCATCTACTTCAGACCTTTTCTTCCGTTTAGATTTTGAATATCCTAAAAATAGACAAACTGGAAGTGGTGATAGATTTATAAAGAATGTAGCACCATTTGTAACATATACATCTTCATTAGATGGTAACAATAAGGAAATTGTAGTTAGTGGTTATAGTGGTTATGCAACCGCTAGTATTTTCTCATCTGCTAGTTCGTATCCGTATCATTATGAAGTTTATGAAAGATTTGTAACAGCAGAAGTTCCTTCTATTGGATTTGTAGGAAAAGATAAAGTTCGTTTGGAAGATATAACTCTAGATGGTCAGTTATCATATAAGGCTAGAGCAACTAAAAAATCATTTGATAGAGCACCAATGGATTCTAACAGATTGGGATTATTTTTCTCACCTGTTAAAGAAATTAACTTAGATATGTTACGCTCATTGGGTAATATTAATATAGGTGATTACATCGGAGATTGGGATGATGAATATGGAACGGATACATATAAAGATTTAGATGAACTTAGAAATTATTATTTTGAAAGAACTCAATTAAATTTCGATGAATATATTAAATTAATAAAATCCATAGATAAATCATTATTTGATATGTTAGACCAGGTTATTCCTGCTAGAGCAAACGTATCAAAGGGATTATTAATCGAACCATCTTTATTAGAAAGAAGTAAAATAAAAATTACTAGACCTGTTGCAGAAAGTATATATCACACAGGTTCAATTGATACGAGAGAATTCTCTGAAATAAATTTAACGATTCCATATTATAGCACTTCATTGGATATAGTAAGTGATATTACTATAGAATCTACCATTCCTACATATAGTGGTAGTTACGATGTTGGTGAAATGATGGATATTTTAATGGAGTATTCTACTTATGAAACTACATATTCTGCTAATGATAATATAATAATAAGTTCTAGTATAACATCTAATGTAAATAATGAGGGTACTATAGTAATAGAAATAGATTGTGGATTAAAAGAGCCTACAATTTTAGGAGAAGTGGATTTAGAAGATGCATATCAACAAGTAGGTAATGACCCAGATTCTCCATTTAATAAAGGGTTTGGTATAGTAGGATTTAATGGAGCAGTAGATAGAACATATTATACAGAAAATGGTACTTTAGTATTAACTGAAAGACAAAATGCATATATAATAGAGGTTAAATATACTAGAAATATACCGAAGAGAGTTCCACAAGGAGGGTTGTCTGGTTCATTATTCAGAAATACAAAATTATCTGCAACCGATAAAGTAGTTTTAGAAAAAGTTAATCGATATGAGAGAAAATTAATATTAATTGACCAGATGGATTATTCATTGATACCTTCTGCTTATAGAAGCCCTCTTCAGCATTCATTCTATACTGATATTGTGGCTAATTTAGGAACGTATCCATATAAAAATGGTGTGATAACTAAAATAGAACCATTTGATGGATATACATCAGGACATTATAGAAACACAAAGGATACAGGAAGAGGAATGGAAAATAGTTTTTTTAATGGAGCTAAACAGACATCTCTTACAACATTAGATGGTACTCCTGCGGTAGAAACATTTACAACTAACCCTAACAGATTGAAGGTTGGACCTGCAGGAAGAGGTAGTGGTGAACCAATATTAGAGGTTGATTAAAAGTTTTTGTATAAAACGAATAAGTTATATATTTATATTAGAAATAACAAAAAGAACACAATATGGCATATTTAGATAACTCGGAAATTATTGTAGATGCTATTCTAACTAAAAAAGGTAGAGAAAAGTTGGCAGCTGGACAAGCTTTGAACATTACTCAATTCGCTTTAGGGGATGATGAAATTGATTATCAATTATTTGATGCAGCACACCCAAAAGGTTCTGCTTATTATGATGCGGCAATCAAAGCTATTCCTGTTTTAGAAGCATCTCCAGATGAAACACAAGTTTTGAAATACAAACTAGTAACTCTTCCAAAAAACACAACTAAGATACCTCAAGTATCAATCGGTGTAACATCGATTACTACAAACCAAACAAGAGGTAAGGTTACCATTTCACCAACAACTTCACCAGCGGGTAACACTACAAGTGGTTATACTGCGGTATTAGCTGATAAGACAGCAGGTACATTGGTAGGTATGGGTGTAGCAGCAACAGGACAAATTTCGGTTAGTGACCAAGTTACCGCAACAGCAGATGTTAAGAAGGGAACTTCATTTGAATTTATACCAAATCCAAATTTAACAGCAGCAGTAGTAACAACATTGACAGTTTATGGAAACGAAACCGGTGGTTCGATTTCTATACCTGTGACAGTAAACTATGTAGCATAAAATAATTAATATAACATGGCACAAATTACAGGAACACAAGGAGCAGACTTAACCCAGAAACTTTCCCAATATTTAGTAGATAATGCAGGGGTAATAGATTCTACTGCACTTGCTAATCTATTAAACCAATACTTACCTCCAAATGAAAAAGTTGGATTGGCAAGTGGGGGCGTACTATCTAATGGTATTTACAAAAAATTCGGAGAATTTGATGTTATTGCAAATAAAATAGAGGTGGTGACAGAAGGATTATGGAGTAACGGAAGCGGAAGCTTAGGTTCTGCTATAGCAACGGGCTCTACATCAACTATTGCAGGACATAGTGGTTCAGCAGCATCTAAATATTATTTAAATGTATTCCTAACTGGTTCAAACACCGGTTCTACTGCACCAATAGAATTTGCATTAGCATATGGACACAAATACGGAAGTGGCTCGGTTCAATTAACAACTTCAGATGAAGCGTTACTACCAACAAAGGCAATTTATTCACAATATAGAATTCTTCTAAATGATAACTTTGAAGGAGAAGCTGATGAATTTTTCACATTCTATTCTTCATCAACTGAAAATGGATACCAATCAAATGAAATCTATGTTATTAACTTAGCTAGAGCAAGATACAGACAACAGGCAGATGCGGGTAATATCAAAATCACTTTAAGTGGTTCTAATGGAAGTACATTTACTTTTATCGATGATAGTGGTAAGAAGTTCTCTGATAAAGCAGGAAAAGCTGGAACTGTATTTAATATAGTATCTGGTTCTAACAATTTAGGAACTGAATTAGCAGCAACGATTCATTCGTATGTAGCTTCTAACCAACAAGGATTTGGTAAATTTTATCCACACTTAGGTATAATTTTATTAAATCCAGCCGCTATAGCAACTGTAGTAGGTTCAGAACTTACACCTAGTGCTACACAGACACCTTCAGCTGAAACTTATAATCACAGAAGATTATTTAACGCAATCAAAGGTGGCGGTGATTTTGAAATGAGAAGAACTGAAAACGTATCAACTCAACACTTCTTTGTAAGAGCAACAAACAGAGAGTTTAACTTCTCTAATAATCCTACATTCGTAAGTGGTTCAGATGGTACTTTAAGAGAACCTTCATTCGAAACAGACCCTAAAACATACATTACGGCAGTTGGTTTATACAACGATGCTAACGAATTATTGGCAGTGGCTAAAACCTCTCAACCAATAGTAAAATCCTTCGATAAGGAGGTGTTAGTTAAGGTAAAACTTGATTTTTAAACTTTATTTTTAAACTTCATTTTTAAACTTTGTTTTTAAACTTAATTTTTAAACCTTAATTTTAATAGAACCCGCTTCGGCGGGTTTTTTTAATTGTGATATTTATTAGTGTATGTTTAAGTCAATTTCTAAATCGGATATTACGATAAGACCATTTAAGGTCTATAAAAACTGGTCTTTTAATGAGGATACTATAAATCTTCACGCTATTCAGCATAGAGAGGGGGCGTTTGAAGATTATGAGGGATTTAAGCTATATGGTTCTGGTAGTAATTATAACTTCCCATATGAATATAGTGAATATGCTACTGATAGGAGTATTAGAGCAATGTTTTATAACAATTCAGCTAAATTAGTAGCGGTTGTAACCAATTGGAACAATGAACGATATAAATCTAAAAAACAAAGGTATTTTGTAGTATCTAATATAAATGATATGACGAATGCGGATGTAACATATGAATATTATTATGATTCTGCAACTGATAGTTACATAGATGAATTTCAGGAATATTTAGATTCAAACAATTATATCGTTAATGATAAGGGACAGATATTATCAGGAAACTATACAGATATAAGTAAGATGTATGGTAGTATGAACAGTTTAGGTTCTGTTCAGGAAAGACAAATCGGAGATAGATTTTTTCTATGGAACATACCTCAAAAATTTGTAGGTGAGCAAATTAAACCAGGCTCATTCAGAGTTGTTGATTATGGTAGAACGAGAAATTCAAAAGGTAAAAAAGGTGAATTTGTAACTATTGTAGATGATGGTAAATCTAACCTAATTGATAATGATAGAGATTTTCTAGGAATAATAGAAATGGATTTTAGTGGGAGTAATAATACAGGTAGTATGATTATTCGAACTACCGAAGGTTTGGATTATAATTTTAATTTATATGAAGGAGACTTTGGGGATGATATTGTAAATAATGATGAAGTATTGACATATCAGTATGCAAATGATAGACCATACGAAATAGATTCCAGAGATATAGATGAGGTTGATATTGCGTTTGGATTTATGTATGCGGATGAGGAGTGGGATTTACCATATCCTATACAGAATCCTAAAAAATCTTTAGGTAATATATTCTATGCTAATGGTATAGCTACTATAACATGGCAAACCGGATTTAGTAATAGTAACGGGGTAATTGTGGAAGGTAGTAATTACAATTTTGGAGCAAGTGGATACCAAATGGATTTTAAATCAACTAAAACTATTTTTGAAAACGAAGTTTTTTTAGAAGTTAAACCAATGGAATTTAACATATCAACTAATCCATCAGCTACTACATTTTATAGTGGAGCAGCTTATATTAATAAATACATTGAAGTGAAACCACCGGCATTAGGAGATAGTGGTTCGTTCTTTGATTTAGATTTTCGTATTAAATCGGAAAGAGTATTTAATTATACCTCATCGTGGGGAGCACCTGGAACTCCAGTTACTCGTTCAATAGGATTTGATGAATACGAATTTAGTTCTTCTCTAGACCCAACAGGTTCGTATCTGGCACCATATATTACAACAGTTGGATTGTACGATGATGAGTATAATTTAGTTGCAGTTGCTAAAATACCAGCAAAACCGAAATCTACACCAGATATGCCGGTTAATATTGTTGTTCGTTTTGATACTTAATCGTTATGAAACTAATATTTATAATAAATAAAACAAATGGCTAAATCAATAATTGATACTTACAACACATCCAAAATTAAGGAAAAGGGAGCTAGTGCTCAAAAAGTAGATTTTATAAAAAGTAAAGTTGGCGGTGAAATTGCCGTTAACGGATTCACTCCTAAAGCATTGGGTGGAGTAACGGATTATAATCTAAAGGATAATGTATTGAACGCAGCTAGAAAGGGTAATGTTAATAACTCACCTTATTCAGCTGGAGTTACTAAATAAATTTTTATCTAAAAGGTTACATATGTGGAAATATAATAATGAGGAAATCTCAGACATAAGTGAGATTCCATATGGAGCTTTTGGCTTTGTGTATGAGGTATTACATAAACCATCTGGTAAAAAATATATCGGAAGAAAACAGCTCATATCAGTAACTACAAAAGCATTAGGTAAAAAAGAACTAGCTGAAATAACTGATAAAAGAGCTAGTAAGAAAAAGAAGGTTCAAAAGGAGAGTGATTGGAAATCATATTATGGTTCTCACTCTGAAATCAAACAACTTATAAAAGAAGGTAAGCAAGAAGAGTTCGAAAGAACGATTCTTGAATTTGCCTTTGCTCCAAAACATCTTACCTATTTGGAAACAAAATATCTATTTTCATTAGGAGTATTGGAAAATGGAGATGTTTATTTTAACGACAACATTTTAGGAAAGTTTTTCCGAAAAGATTTACCGAAGTATGAGTGATTTATTAATTACGATAGGTGATTCATTTACCTATGGCGAAGGATTGCAATTTCATTTATGGAAAGAGGAGTATAGTAATACATTTGATAAATTCAAGGGTAAAACTTCATATGAACCATGCCAAACTGTTAGTGAAACATTTTCCGAATTCTATGAGTATAGAATGAAGTACAATTATAGTGGTGTTTTAGGTAAATTGTTGGAAACTCATAGAGTATCTAATTTTGGAAATGGTGGCAGTAATTATGGAGCATTGGAAACTCTTGATATTTGGTTGGAATATCTTAACAGTGAACCAACGATAATACCTAAATTTTTTGTATTTCAATTTACTAATATAGTGAGGGATATTGGGCACACTCAAAGTAAATACAGAAGTACAGGTGGAATATTTGGTAGTGAATTTTATGAAGATATAAAATACACAATTGCTAAATTAAATCCAGTGCATATCCGGACTAAAGGGGATATTGAAAAAATGAATCCTATACTTACTAAAATATTTCAGATAATTCTTTTGGAAGTTAAAAAAAGATTTAGTATATTAGAAGATAAATATGGGTGTAAGTGTAT